GCAACCTCTACAGACCATTAATGGCGTACAAGTTGGTATGTCTGATAATGATTTTATGGAAATCTTTGAATCTTCTTTTTCACACCAACCTGACAAAAAGCTACGTGAATTGTTTAAAAGAGAATTTCGTTTGGTTTCCGAAGCTCGAAGAGACAAAGACGCAAGCATTCACAGAGCAGAACAAATACAACGTGAGCATTTACTTGATGACCAGTATAGAAAACTTGTAGATACAACTCTTCAGGATTTAGCTGGTAATAATTCCATTGATTTGTCTGACGAAAATATTACTTTAATGCAGCAAAAATATAAAGAAAGCCTTGGTCCGGACTCTGGTAGGTTTGTACAATTTCTTGAAAGCCAGCGTGAAAATACTTATCAAGCAGTTGCTGAACGTCCAGTAGTTGAAAGGATAAAAAAAGCGCTTGAAACTGGTCAAGTGGAACCTGAAGAGATTATGGCCAATCCACAATTGAGGAATTCTACAAAGAGGGAGTTAATTAAAGAAGCTATTGCTTCTGATGCATCAAGTCCTTCTGAGGAACAAATAAATGAATTTGAGAAGATAATTAAACAATCTTTAAATTCTAGAGCTAGAGTCAATGGTGCTTCAACAACGCATGAATCAGTTGGCACTATGACGCGTGCAGCTCTTAGAGATTTTAGAAAAAGATATATGGCTGAAATGGATAACCATAATGATCCAAACATTGCATTTAATAATGCTCACGCATCGTTTATTGAGGAGTTTGGTGATGACCCTGAAGAAGGTAAATACGGAATACTAGATCCTAGTGACATTATAAGACGCGCTGAACAAGGGTTACCTTATGATTCAGGTATTTTTAAAAATTACACACAATACCAACCTAGAAGTGTTACCCCCGAAACAAGTGCTGCAGACATCAAACGAATACTTAATGCTGATCCATCTTCTATTAACACTCCTATTGTTTCCAAACCCACTCTTAAAAAAGTAATTACGCAGTACAACCAAGGGTTGAAGCCTGATCTTGTTCCACAGATCCAACTTATACAAGCAAGCATCACCAAAAATGGTGGTACTCGCTATTCCTATGCAGAGATTTTAGAAAAACAAATCAACGCAACAGAAGGTTTAGAGTTACCTGAAGGTCTTAGTACTGCGTTAAAAATTGAGAACGCTATCCCACCAAGGTATCGTCATTTAAATCTTTACCCAAGTGCAACTAATACTGATATTATGTTGATGTCGGCAGGACTTCCTTCTGTCTATAACCGTACCTTTAATATTACTGAAGCACAAAGCAAAGCACTCGATGTACTTGCTAAGTATGAATCATCTGCATATATCCTTGACAATGATGGTGGCTATAATGCCATGAATCAAGGTGGTACAAAAGAAGGTCGTGAAGCAATCAACCCTGGCCACAGCACAAAAATTTTAGGTAAACGCCTTACCGATCTTACTATCGGTGAAATTATGCAGCTTCAGGAATCTGGTCGATTACATGCTGCAGGTCGTTATCAATTTACCAATAACACTGGTACTTTATCTGACACATTAAAACTTGCTGGTGACATTCCACTTAACTCAAAATTTGATGTCAGAACTCAGGATTACTTAGCCCTTGTTTTGATGCGTAATCGTGGTATTAGTCCATGGATTGGTCCTGTTGATTACGCCACTCCAGCAGAACGTCAATTGATTGATCAAGCAATGACGCAACCTATTTCATTTGGACCGTCTACTTGGCAACAATCTGACAATATGAATCCAAATGTTGTTCGTGCATTAGAAGGTAGACAATGAGTTTAAACGAAGAATTTGGTCAGATTAATTTTGACCCTACTGAAGAAGCTGAACAACGTTACAACGCTTCAGCTGAAGAAGAAAAAAGGAAAGCAGCGCTTGCAGCTGAAGAAGAAGCAAAGAAAGAAGAGCAGGAGGCTCAAGTTGCTGCTAAAGAAGCCGAACAAGCCAAAGAAGATGGTAAACATCTTGGTGACAGGGTTCTTGATACACCTGTTGTAGGTCAAGTAGCAAGTGTTGGTGCTGGTGTAATTGACACGGCATTTGATGTTGCAGGTCTTGTGCCTATGTTGAAACCTGCTGATGAATGGTGGGACACACACCATGGCAGAGATAAGGAGGATAACCCTCTCAACAAATTTATTCGTGATGCTTCTGGAATCATTATCCCTACCCTTACAGGAGGTGGTATTGCTGCCAAAGGTCTACAGGGTGTAGCTGCTGCAGGTAAATTAGGTAAAGGTGTACAGGCAGCATCAGCACTTAAACGTACTCAAGTCCTAGGTGGTATTGCTGTTGACCTTGGTATTAGTACAGGTATCGAGGCTGTATCTGAGCAAACCGATGAAGCTGGTAATCTTGCCACTGCTTTAGAAGATATGCTTGGTGTAAATATTCCTTGGGCTAGCCGTGACAGCGATAGCCCTGACGTTATTAAGGCCAAAAATATTTGGGAGAGTGTTGCTCTAGGTGGTGTCACTGGACTTTTGGACGCTGTATGGTCTCTTAAAAAAGCTACGAAATTAGTTCCACAAGACAAAGCTGCAGAAGAAGTTTTAGAAGCACGTTTGTCTAAAGAGTCTGCTGAACTTATAGCTGCAGATGGTGATGAGCTTGTAGCCAAGGTTGAATCAGCTAGAACAGCTAGAGAGGCTGCTGTAACTGACGAAGCCTTGAGGCGTTATGACGTTACAGGTGGTCAGGACTATGACCCTTATGTCAATGAGCCACACCTTGCCACGGATCGACCAGTACCTAATTGGGAAGCTGATCCGATCCTTGCAAAGGTTGATTATGTGCGGATGGCTAAGAACATTGATGTAACTGATGGTCGAGCAAGACCTGTAGTTACAGATTCCTATAAAAGAAATCTATTAAATGCTACTGCTCCTGGTCGTAATGTTTTACTTAAAGAATTAAATGATAAGGCAAGCCCTAAATTTAATGCTGTTATTAAAACAGCTAAAGGTGTTGTCACAATCACAGAAAAAGAGCAAGCGGCAGCTGTTCGTGAACTAACACGTGCTGTTACTAGGTTAAATCCTGAAGAAATGGAGAAGCTAGTAAAACAAACACTTAGTTTTACTGAGGAACAGTTGGTTGATGGCGGCAAAAAATTCAATACACTTACAGTGTCTGCTGCTAAAACTGCTACTGAAGCCTTAATGAAGGGTCTTGAAATTATTGACCCACAAAATTTGAAAGCTTCTGCAATGGTAGTAAATCAATCTGCTGGTGATGCTGCTGACGTATCCACTGCCATTGGAAAAATGGATGGTATCAATACTACAAGTCAGCAAGAACTTGCTATCGATAATCTCTCTATTTTGCTACGTGAAGTTGGTATTCACAACTCTATCAACGGTACACGTCTTCAAGCTACTAAACAGTTAAAACTCGCACGTCAGCAAAACAAACTTGATACCGCTTGGTGGAAAAATGAAGTAGATACATTTGAGGAAAAGGTTGCAACACGCACAAGAAATGCTCAAAAAGTTGCTACTACACTTAAAGAGATTGCTAAAACAAATCCTGAATACCTTAAGCCCCTATACCGAGAAATCGCTAAAACAGGTGGTGAAGTACATGACATTCATACCCTTAACAAGCTTGTAGAAAATAGACTTGGGTTTTTCAAAAAAGCTTTTGCAGATGGTAATTCAGAAATGCCATCTTACCTTGTACAAGAACTACAAACAGCACGCTATAACAGCTTGCTTACAGGTCTTGCACCTCTACGTGCTGCGTCAGGCGCTGCTATAGCCCTTGTCGGTAAACCTCTAACTGTATTTGCAGGGTCTGCTGGTGCTGCAATGCGTGGCGGAGCAGAAGGTGCTGCTGCATGGAAACGTGCCCAATATACCTTCGGTGGAATAATGGAAAATTTCCAACGTGGCTTTAAAAACTTTCATGCTGAATGGAAGTATGCCTTAGAGAATCCCCGTACTTATGGAAGTGGAATGCGGCAAGATCTGAAGTTCAACGCTTTAGATGATTACGAGACTCTTGAAGAGTTATCTGAGCAGTGGATTAAAGAAGCTCCGATGGGCCTTAGTGGTAAGGCCGCTATTTGGAATTTTACTAAACTTATATCCCGGATTAATGACGGGAGTATTCCTAGGTTTGGTATTAACGCTATGCGTGCTATTGATGGTTTTACTCAATCATTTACAGCAAGTATGGCGGCAAGAGCTAAAGCTTATGACACACTATTTAGTGAAAGTAATGGTGTCTATGATGACGAAGCTTTCCGCAAGATGCAACGTAACATTTACAATGATATGTTCAATGCTGATGGTGGTCCAAAAACTTCAGAAGGTTTTGATGCTAAATTGTATGCCGAAAATGCAGCTGGTGAAATCAATCTAAACTTAGATGTCCCAATTGTAGATAGCTTAGAAACTTTAATGAAAAAAATACCGGTCATGAAATCTATTTTCATGTTCCCACGTACTGGTGTTAATGCTCTACAACTGGCAGCTACATTTAGTCCTGGTAATGCTGTAACCACAATCACAAATGGTCGTTTAAACCTTGCACTAGGGAAAGCTAGACGTGTTTTAACAGCTGAAACTCCAGAACAAATCAGAGAAGTTTTATCTGAACATGGTCTTACTGGATTTAATGCAGACTTTGCATTCCGTCAACTGAAGTCTGAATACATTGGACGTCACACAATGGGTAGTGCCCTCGTAATGGGTGCAGCGTTAATGGCTGCTAACGGCATGATGACGGGCTCTGGTCCACAAGATGGTGCTGAAAAGCGTCGTATGCAAGCTATGGGCTGGGAACCTTTCTCTTTCTTTGATCCAATTACACAGAAATGGCGTAGTTATCAAGGATTAGAACCCTTTGATACCTTTTTAGGGCTTACTGCTGACATTGTTTATCACCATGATCGTGTTGACCGCGATACAGAAGATTTTCTACGTGCTGTAGTCCACGCTATTACTATGAATATCAGTGCAAAATCTTTTCTTAGTGGTTTTGAGCCTCTTGCAGGCGTAATAACTGGTGATTCTGGTGAATTAAATAAACTACTTGTTAATTACATCGACTCCAGTATACCGATGGCGGGTGTGCGAAGCATCTTAAATAAGGCTATTACACCTCAACTAAAAGATGTGAGCTCTAATTTCTTTGAACGTCTTGCTAATAGAAATAAGTGGCTTGTTGGTCATGGTCTAGAAAATTATGTTGACGTCTATACAGGTCAACCTATTAATTACCCGGATCCAATGACTAGGGCTTGGAACACCTTTGCTCCGTTCTTTAAAACTAACCCTGGTATGGAGGATTGGCGTCTATGGATGTTAGGCACTGGTTGGGATGGTCTGCAAACCTTGAGAAAAAATCCGATAACTGGCGAAACTCTTACACCAGAAGAAAAGCAAAAGATCAACAACTATATTGGTCAAAGCTATGGTCTTGATAAACGAGTTGAGAAGCTAATGCTTGCTGGCCCAGGTTTTTGGGACAAAAAAATGAAGGAGTATGTGAAGGCAAGGGGTCTAAAATCTCAAGAAGAGATGCCTATTAAAGAGACACTTGTACATCAACTGTTGGATCAAATCCATAATGAAGCTTATAAGTTCGGTACGCAAATGTTGATGATGGAGAATGAAGAACATTCACGTAAAAAAGTCCTTAACACAATGCGTGATGCTGCTCTTAATCGTGGCGATATTGAATCTGCTGGTAAAGCTTCGGACCAAATTAAAAAAATTACTTCTATACCTAAATAACAATGACATACTCACCATTTACTGCTACAGGTAATGGTTCTACAACTGCATATTCCATTGCCTTTGATTATATTGATACCTCTGACGTAAAAGCCAAGGTTAACAATGTAGTCACTACAGCTTTTTCTGTTTCAGGGAGTACTGTCACCTTTACGACTGCACCTCCTAGTGGTCAGTCCATTGAAATTTACCGTACTACGGATAACGCAACTATTCAGGCTGATTTTCAGTCAGGTAGTGCACTCCGTGCGGTTGATTTGAATGACAACTTCACTCAACTCCTTTATGTAACACAGGAATCTACTGATACTTCTAATGAAGCTAATACTGATGCAGCAGCTGCTGTAGTTACGGCTAATGCAGCTTCGTCTGCAGCAACAAGTGCTGTAAATACAGCAAATGCTGCGGATACAGCGGCTACAAATGCCACTAATACAGCAAATG